CTGGACTCCTGTCCAGCATTTATACATACATAAGGGAAATCATTCACTTCATCCCAGAACTTCTGTCTACCTTCTACATTACCGTGGAGTGCTGATCTAAAGGGCGAAGCTCCATCTATTGTTTTTACTTTTTCTACAAAAGCTTGTACTATTCTAGTTCTTGCACTCATATTCTTTCCTATAAAGTAGGCTAGGCTATTACGGAGGATTAAGCCAGGGCCGAAGCCTTTTCGCCTATTATCTTAATACTGGGGTTATTGCAAATTTATTGTATGTTAGTTGAGCCGCTAATTCTCTAATAGACTGGTCTATTATCTGCTTTGGGCCTCTGCGGTCTGACCTATATTGTGCCCATCCTGGGTCAAATGTTTGATATGGGTATTTCATATAGTCATAAAATATTAATACATGATTTGCCCTATTACTAGTTGCTCTTACTGCTTGTATTTCTACGCTCTCCGAAAAACGTCCTGTTTGATAATTTAATACACCATCAGCAGTTCCATCACCCATATTATCTGCAACTGTTCCAGAAATTCTTTGGTTCAATAACATTAATAAATCAGAGGGTATCGAAGCACCACCTTCTGCATTACTAAGATCAATAGTGTGCATTATTGGTGTGTGCACTTTGCCTTTTAAGTTGGCATTAATCTTTTTAGAAGCAGAACTTTTATAAACATCTTTAAGTTTAGTAGGTGGTTTACCCACAGGCTTAGTATGTACATTTTTAGCTAAAAATAAATGCCCTAAAGCATTTACAACCATTTGCCAAATACTAGGACTTCCTTTTAGTGTTAAGAGTCTTGATCTTTCCTCTTCGACATATTGTTTAAATATAAGTCTATACTTCTTCTCTAGCAGCCCGAGTATATGTTCATTTAAATGCTTTGGCTGCATTTGTATCACTACAGCATTTGTAGCCTCTAGCCCTACCCTTCCTAGTAGAGTTTTATATTGCTTATACATAGCCTTACCAGCACCTGCTTTATGCAAGTGCTCATTATATATAGCTTGTACACGCTCCTTATATTCTGTTTGAGCTTGCGCTTCAAATTTTTTGTATAGGTTCCTACCCCTAGGAGATAGTCCTGATGTATCAGCCGCGCTAACACCAAACATTCTTTGATGCCTAGCATTTACTGACCTAGCAGAGAAATGATGTCCTGCTTGGGCCAAGGGCATTGGGTCTCTGCCTTTACTAGCCCTATACTCATTTACTCTTTTTTGTATGTGTGTTACAAATATTTGGGATCTGCTAAAATTAGTAGCATCGTCTTTAGAAGTAAATACAATAGCCTTTCTAGTCTTAAAATCTGCCCACAACATGTGGTCATATCTTTCAAACTCGCTAGCTGATAATCCGGGTATTTTAAAACTATTTAGTTTGTCATGGGCTGCTGTGTATACAAGGGAAAGCTCATGTTTATTTAAACCAAAGCTTTCTCTTAGAAATTCTGGGTCTAAGTCTAAAATATGTGGTCTTATATCAAGACTTTTATCTTCTGCTTCAGTAACCCCAGAATAGGCTATTTTTATTATTTTATCTAATTCTGCCCTAAGGGCTGAAGTACTCACTAGACAACAATCCTATAAAGATTCAAAACCCTTTGAATATGTATAGGAAACCTCTCTGACCTCATTAGGCGAAACACTTCATTATCTGAAGTCGCGCCGGACATGACTTTTTTAGGTATATATTGTTCTGATCTATAATAATCAACTATATCAAAAGAACAGATTTTTAAGTCTTCAGGACAGTCTAAAAATCCTCCTTTATAAGTAACTTTCATTCCGTTAGTAGTTAAACCTTCACTAGCAAATGGAACAGCTGTAGAACCAGTAGTAATAGTATCATTATATTGATCTATTATATAGTTTTCACCGTCCACAAGTACTTCGTATGTTTGGCCACCATCTGTAGAATATTCTACAGTAGTAATTGAAATAAGTGGTAATTCTCTTAGATATAAAGTGCTAAATCTACTATCGTGATATTCGACTTTATCTGTAGAGTAATAATCTATAAAAGACCTGTTACAGAAGTGCTTAACTAATGCAGATACATGTGCTATAATTTGTAGAATGCGTCCATCATCATCTGTAGTTTTTACACCCTTATATGTTTTGTATTCTTCTAAAGTAATTAAATCCACCAGTATCTCCTGTGTTATAAATGTAGTTGAACTATTTCTAGTCCAACTACAGATCCAATAAGTTGCCCAAGATTATTGAATCTCAAACATTCAAAAAATGACCGAGCAGAAAATCTGCCCGGTCAGAGTATTTAACTCTTTATATTATGCAGCCCAAGTAAGAACTGAAGTTCCCTGATTTGCAAGCATTTGTTTAAATGCCATACGTCTAGTTGACACTAGCACGTTAGTTTGGTTGATTACGTCTCTATCTTTTTCAAGCATTAGACTACGTAGTGTACCAACAATAAAGTTAGTAGAATTCAAGGCTACAGCAGCATGCTTAGATGCAGCTTTTGCTTCAAATTCTCCTGAGATTAGCACTGGTGAACCATTTACAGTCCCTATTTGACCTGTTAGAATAGTAGCCTTTTCGCCTACAAGATCCATAGTTCTAAAGTCTGGGTCTTCTAGTAGGTCGAAGTATGCATCATTTGAAACGATGTATACAATATCCATAGGATTAGTACCCCATAGTCCAAGACCTCTACGTGTTGTCTGTAGAGAAGCAACAGTTACTTTATCAGCACCACCTATAGATAGTGTTGTTTGAGCAACACCACCAGTAGCAGCAGCAGCTGTACAAATACCAACTAGTGGATCTGTAGCACCTGAACCAAGTCCTCTTAGAAGTGCTTTATCTGAAGATCTAGCCATTCTGCGAACTATAGCATCATTTATAATTGGAACAAGTGGTATAATAGAATCTTCTTCTTCTTCATACGCAATATATTCTTTAGATGCTAACTTATGTGCTAACATTGTTGTATCAGTAAGCAAATGCTTAACTGCATCACCTGTGGAATCACCGTCTGTAGTTGCACCTGGGTTACCATCTGCATAAGAACCGGATCCTAGTGGTGGGTATGTTCCAGCAATCCATTCACCATATCCAGTATCAGGATTAATTGGCATATGCATTGTAGGTGTATTCATCGCAACATTACGGAACATAGGTTCTATAATAAGTTTTTCGCGAATCTCATTTGTTAGTGTAGTACTAAAGCTTTGTTCCCAATCTTCAGTCATAGACGCTAGGTGAGGGCCAGCTTTCTCGATAAGACCTTTTGCAAAGTCACTTTCTTGAATAGGTTTACCCATAATCTTAGAAACAAGAACAGCTGTCTGAATATCAGATTCTGCCGCTTTTCTACCTTCACTTCTATCTGCAAAAGACATCTTGCTTTTTTGCATAGCTGTGATTTCATCAGATTTTTCTTTTAGTTCACTCTGTAGACCGTCTAGAGCGTCTTTAAGTGTACCATTTTCTTTTTCAAATGCAGCTTGTAGACGTTCTTCAACTTCTTTAACAAGAGTTTCTGCACCTTCTGTCATTTCTACCTTAAGAGCAGCTTTCTTAGCTTTAGCAGCTTCAGCAACTTTAAGAGCTGCCTCTTCTTTAGCTTTTTCTTCATGAAGTGCTTTTAGCACTTGACTCGCTACGTCGGTATCTCCCTTAGCAGCTAGTTGCTCTGTAAGTTCTTTAATTTTTGCTTCAAGCTCGTTCAGCTTATCCATATCTATTTCCTCTTTATTATCTTCTGCTTCGTCATTAGAAGCTATTACTTCTTTGTCAGAAGCGGTTGAAAGTTCTTGTTTAAAGTTTTTTAACTCATTCTCTGTTAGACCTTTTCTAACTGAAAATATAGAGTTTTGATTCGCCGGAACTGAAACCACACTTAATTCGTATAGTTCTAAGTCTTTTATTACAAATATATCTGTAGTACTATCGTAATCGGCATCTTTTACACTGAACCCTATACTAAATGTTTTTAAGATTCCTTGTTTGATTAGTTCATACATAACGCCTATAGACTTACTTATCTCAGCTACAATATATAACCCATTGTCTTTTGGAAGAACTTCTGTTGCCTTCCCTATTGGGTTGC